AAAGAACATAATCATCATACGTAAACACTGACGACCAATACAAGTAATAGTTTCACCCGCATCCATTTCTCCCCAAGGGAATACATGTGGAGCCGATAATGAACCAAAGTATGCGTTAATAAAAATCTTAATTGGTAATTGTTTACGGTCATACATCTCTGCCATTACAGGGTCCTTATCTTTTAATTCACCGGCAAGATGTTTATATTTAATACGAATATCACGGAAATATTTTAACATTGATTTTTGCACTCCCATTACATCACACGCAGGAAATACATCATATACTAATTGAATAGATGGGTAAAGTGATGCGTAGTCAAATTTAACAATGTTCTTTGCATAACCTACATTTAATAATCTTGATAATCCACCTGTGAATGCACGTTTCTCATCTTTAGATGGAATTGCCAAATTATTTTCATAAGACCATGCTAACATAATAATTTTCCACAATGTTGCAGTTCCCATTGTTGCAATTCTTTCATATGTAGTAGGTACCAATTTAGAAAGTAAAAATGTTGATTGAGAGAAACTATCATCTACAATCATAGTTTCATACAAGTCATCGTCAAGATATTGTTCAACAATTTTTCTACCTGGCCAAATCTCAAACTTGCCAGGATATTTTTGTAATAAACCTTCAGTACCAGGTTCTCCAATTTGTTTGTAATTTCCTGTTTTTGGATTTACATAATAACTTTCGTTATCAAGATATATTTTAGAAATTTTAGAACCTTCTACATACACACGATTAGGTTTTTCTTTTTCCAAATATTTTGTAATATATTTCAATCCCCAAGATTTAATCTCAGAGTTAATTGCCTGTGCTCTTCTAACTGAATGTGCAATATCAATAATATTAAAACCCCATATAACGTGTTGTGTGTATGGTTCTACTTCATTAGCGAGTTTTAATATACCTTCTTTTTCTTTCATTCCTTGTGATGTAAAGATTTGTGTTAAACCATCAACATCAACACCAAGAATTTGTGCACGTTTTAATATAAACGGAAAGTCAAAGAAAGCGGAGTTATATCCTGCAACAATGGTTGGTTTTAAATCTTTTATATATTGGAAAAATCTCTCAATACATTTCTTTTCACCATCTTCACCAAACGCAGGTATTGTTTCTTGTAGACCACGGTTATCCTTAACTCCAATCAAAATGATATTACAAGTTTCGGGATCAAGACCTGTAGTCTCAATGTCAAATACAAATCTATGAACTCCACCATAATCATCAATACCCTTAAATAATCTTTTTCTTTTTTGTATAAGATATTGTTCTACAGGGTTTAAGATTGTAAATAGGTGTCTACACTTTTCATCCCATGGATTTAATCCGCCCATTCTAAAGAACGATACTAAATCGGTATATGATTTAATACTTCTAACGATATGAGTCATACCATTCTCTAAACGTTCGTTGCCGTGAGTATCTAACTTTTCAATTAGAATACCAAACTCACCCATACGTTTTTTCTGCATTGCCTTTGAGTTTCCGTAGAAATTCATACCGGTCAAATCACCCACCCATAAGAACGGGGTAAACGAATCAGGTTTAACAATTTTCCCTTGTTCAGGGTCTTGAATAATTTTGTAGATTGTATTTGTGGGATAATCGTATTCAACTCCGACGATATACATTTCGTCGTCACCACCATTGAGGAAGCCTTCAATAACTTCCTGAGAGATAACCTCTTTCATCTTATATATTTTTTTAATGTGACGTATTAGCTTGTGATTAAATCACAGTTTGCCTTGATAACATTAATAAATATAAGGAAAAAAGGGGGTATTAAAAAATATTGATGTATAATTTTTCTTTAACGGGTAAAATTAACAAATTGGTTGGGTTTAAACTAATGTCTCTAAATTGGACATTCACCTTACCCTCAAATTTACCAGCTGTTGATGTTTGTTCCGATGTAAATCTATAAACAATATAATATTCTTCAGTTGTTTGATTATATAGTTTTGTTCTTGTTGTGATATTACAAGGTGCCGCTAATATAATAGGTTCTCCTGTATTATAATCATACATATCAAATGTAATTTCCGAGTTTTCCAATAAATCATTAAATGATGATTTATCGTTTTTTCCGTCATCAATCATTCTCATTTTTAGTATTGGGTCAGATGCCCCTTGTCTTATAAAAAATTCCATATGTTATAAATACTAAAATTTTTAATATAATTGAACTATTCCTCTATATGTAAATGTTCCCTTTATTACCAACTACTATTTGATAATTGTACTCGTTTCCAAATATCGTTAGTTCCACTTATATAATCTTCAAAACAATAATATATGTAATTACCATCCGATGCAATCATACCATTCAAATCTCCTACTTGTCCTTTACTTGTTGTTGGATAGTTTGCACCCAATACAACACCATTTACTTTAATTAAACCATTAAATTCTGCATTTAAATTACTTCTTAATGTAAGTGCAGTATTAGTATGTACATCACCATCCGGACTTACATTAAAATCAATTTTACCAGGACTACTACTATCACCAATCGTTATACCATCTGCATCATCTGCACTAAAAAGGATATTAGCAAATTCTTTATAATCAGTTCCTGCCCAACCGGTTGCCGCTATTTGTAATAATACCAAACCAGGTGTTACATCGGTATCAGTATCATCATCACTATTACTACGAGCTGATACTAATATTGGTTGAATTTCAGTTGAATGTCTGTGTAATATTAATTGCCCAACGTAATCATTTCCATAATTACTAATTACTAATTGTGAATTATATCCAATTCCTGCTACTGTTATATTGTTATCATCACCTTTAACATCACCAATAACCATTCTGTCGGTATCTACAATTGTTCCGGATACATACAATGAACCTGTAATTGTTTTATTACCCACCATCGTATAATTACCTGTTTGAGAATAATCACCAATTTGGGTCATACTACCAGAAATAAATTGGAATGATCCTGTTGCCGCGTTAAATGCTCCTGAACCAATCAATTGCATACCACCCGCAGATATTAAAATGTTTCCACTTACGTTTGATAATGTTGTATTTGGTTGTCCCACAATACCCGCGATGTTAATTGAACCTGATGATACGAATATATCACCAAATGGATTTGCTAATGTACCTAATGATGCACCTCTTGGTGTTGCTGGAACAATGTTACCACCTAATGTTGTTGTTCCTGTAATTGATAAATTACCATCAATAGTTTGATTACCATGAAAAGTATTAGAACCTGTTGTTGCCAAGGTTGAATGTAAATTACCAACGGTAACTTGACTTGTTATACCAGCACTTACAATTGGTAATACGTCTGTTGATGAAGGTGATGTTACTGAGGGGAGATCGGATATTCTTTTATCTGTTGCCATTATGTTTTAATTTTTGAGTTGTCTTCTTGTAGTAAATAACCACCATCTTCAGTTAGAAGATAAATGGTATACCAGTTATTCCAAAATCCATTATTAGTAAGATAATCTGATGCGTCGTTCCCTGATGTAAAATGTTGATGTGTTGCTTGATTGGCAAATAAAACAAATGAACTTTCTACAAAACCTCTTGAACGGTAAAAATCAATTGATGCGTGTAAACCTGGTACTTCTGTTGTTACAGTATTTGATGGAACACTTCTTGCAATTACATAACCCAAATCTTCATCAGGTCCCATCCACCATTTAACATTACCATAGTTCGTATCATATCTATCGATTGAATTGGCAATTGCAATATTACCAACCTGAATTGTGTTTGGTATTGTTGGACCGTTGTTGTAAGCGAATAACCTTGTAGTTGCCATATATCATAAATATCTTTAATTAATGAATAGTATATTAAATCTTTAAGGTGCGGTACCCGCATCGTAAATTGATACAGTAATTACATCAGTCGTAGAAAAGGCGACACCATATATAGAATAAATGTTGTAACTATGATTCTGTATTTTAATTAACCTTGTAGAATTCTTTTTTATAACAATATCAAACATGTCCCCACTACTATTATCAAATAAAACATTTATTTGACCTGTTCCTGAAACTGATGGATGTGTTGATTTACCACCACAATTACCACTTGCACCTGAAGGAGTGGTAAGTGGGAAGACATTAAAATCTAATGTTTGTGGAACATTATCAAATGTTATTCCTGTTATTGCAATATTATTCACACTTGTAAAATTATTCATAATCAAAGTAGTGTTTGGTGGATATGCAAAGAAACCATAATGAGTATCTATATTATAATTCAATTTAGCAATTTGTTGAAATGGTGCACATTGTTGAATATTAGCATAACATGTTGTTCCTGTTGATTGAACATAGAACGTACCTGTTGCGGTAGGATTTACAAATGTATAATTACCATCATCAACTATAGGAGTTCCCCCTTGCCATAATGTGGCTCTAATAATCATTGGATTTTGACCTAAGTCAGTATAATAAGTTGCGGTATAAGTGAACTCGAAATTATGTACACTTGGATTTTGAACTTTAAATTCGTTCAAATCAAATAAAACGGCTTCAGCACCTAATCCATGATTATCTCCACCATAAGTTAAATAAGGTGTGTTTATTCCATCATTAGGAAATACAGGACCACTTGACGATGCACCACAAGTACCTACATAATTGTAATATGCTCCTCCTGAAACTTCTGTAACAGGATTTACCATATCACCACTATTACTCAACATTATTGATGGATTTGATATATAAGTTACGGTATCAGTATCTTGACCGTCTGTAAAATAATATTCAACCAACATATAATCAAAAGGATAATTAAATGGTCCAGTTGTAAAACTTGGAGGTAATGGAGATGGTGTTGGTGTAGGTGTTGTAGTTTGAGTTGGTGTGATTGTAACCGTATTCGTTGGTGTTGCCGTAGGCATATGAGTCGGTGTATTTGTTATGGTTACACTCGGTGTTGGAG